ACTCTTTCTGGATCTGCTAATTGTTCTAAATCGGAACGAGCACCATAGTCAATTCCAAGTACTACTAGTTGTTGATTAAGGGCCGGTCCTCTAGCCGGAAGAATTCTAGGGCTAAACTTTCTTTCAAAATCTGCGCAAAGCTGACGAACTTCATCTGGAGACATAGGACTAGCATCGCCTTGATAAAACTCTCCAAGAACTTCGTTTTGAAAAACGCGCTCTGTATTGATTGGGTGCTTACCAGGCTTTTCTTTTTCGATGTCTTCTCTAGTAAACATCGGCATGTATAGCTGGTTAATATGGAATCCAATCATCTCACAATCTGGATCATTTGGATCTTTAAGTGCTACCCATTTGCCTCGTTCTTGAGCTTCTAATTTATCTTGTTCATGTCCGCATTTGGAGCACTTAACAACTTTACCATAGATCCAAACTTTTTCCCAATCATCACTTCCAGGAGTATATAATGGGAAATACTCTTTACAGCTTTCACATCCTAAATAGTAATACTGTTGAGAAGATGCTTGCCACATCTTATGGAAGTCAGATCCTTTTCTTCTCGGAGTTCCGAAATATATCTGAACGCCTTTAGATGGACGACCATACTTGGCAGTGGTCAAAATCTTTAACGCATTTCCCATTGCTTGGGAAGTTGTTTTCTGTACCTCGTCAAAGAAAATGATATCAGCGGTACGGCCCATGATTCTGTCAGCGTCAACACCTGTAGATTCAATCCACAAATGGTTCCCACCATTGAACTGCTTGAAGTGCAAAGAGTCATTAGTGGCAGTCGTAGTATCTAACAACTGCTGCATAAAAGACTTTGGGCGAGAGCCTCCCTTACCTTCTTTGGTTCCTTCAGGAATCTTAGCCTGAGAAATCATTTGATTCAACTTAGTCTTCGAATAAGCTGCGGCTAGTTCTAACTGAGGAAAAGCGTGAATTACACGAATTGGTGGTCTAAAACCATCTCCAAATAATCCTGAACCCATGAAATACATTTCAAGAGCGGAAGCCATGGTGGTGGCTCCAACCTGACGCCCTTTAACCATGATAACTGGTTTGGCATCTGGTTCTAAAGCTTTGATTCCAATATACCTGTAAATATCGGCAAACGGCTTGTACCCGTTTCCGTGGAGCGTAAAATCCTTACCATCTAATGTTAAATACGTCTCGGTAAAATGAACCGGGTCAAAGTTCATTAGATCAGACTTTAGTTTGTTAAAAATTTCTTTATTACTATCGTTCTGCATGTTTATATGCAGCGATATTCAGAAGAATATGCCTAAATTAGCGAAAAAAGACACAAAATAGCTTGGGTAAGTGCAAAGGAGTTAAATTTTTGCAGGCATTAAGATGTTAAACGCATCAGTATTAGACTGATCAATATCGGAATCGGCAGTAGAATGATCTCCTTTTCCTAAGTTAGAAAAGTTATCATAGCTACTAGGATTATCTGTTTTAGCTCTTAGATTATAATTACTGACCAAACGGATAAGTTTATCTTCATCCCAAGCATTTTCATCAGAAACATCGGCGGCATGTAGGGCTCGCAAACGTCTAATAATGGCTGGCACTGGTATATTGCCCTTGGTCTCTTTGATAATGTTCTCAAGAGTACCCAAAATACTCGGCTTCATCTTAATAACTTCAGGAGTGCTATCATCAAATTGTTGTTGAGCAACCTTCTTTGATTTTCCGGAAGTTTCTTCTTCAGAAGTTTTAACGTTATCCAGATAAGCAGTTAAACCACTACGCTGCATCATATCATCAACAGCAGCTTGTACAGATGGATACTTAGATTTGCCATTCATAATGGTATGAATCTGATCATATAGGCTTTGACCACGTGGCTGTACAGCCGTTGACTGTAGTTTGTTTTCAAACTCTTTCAGCCAATGATCTTCGCTATAAGATGCGTCAGATTGTCTACTCACCACTGTTTGGTGTCTTGGTTGTCTACTCATTATTAAGCCTTGTAGTTAGCTGCCCAATCCATGTTATCAGTATCGTAAACTTCAAGATCATCATCTGGGAAGAAGCCACGATCCTCACGAAGTGGATAGCCCATATCCCATAGTAATTGTCTTACTTCAGCTTGTTCACGCTCATTTAAAGCATACTTCTTAACTTGACGATTGTACAAGTCTTCAATATCATGTCCAGCAGAAACTGTTCCATTGATGCAAACACGTGCAATTCTAGAAATCAAAAGAGGAACGGTTACATATACGCCTCTGACGCCTGTAATCTTTTGTGCTTCTTTGACAATAACTAGACCTTCAAATCCTGGCTCTTCTCCACCATTAGCAATCTGATGAATAGCTTTTTGAGCATCCCACTCTTCACCAGGAACGGAGTTTTCCTCGACGTAAGCCTGAATATCTGAGTCTTCCCATCTATTCAATACGTCATTGATTTGAGCGGATAAATCTTGAGCGGTCTTCTTCTTTTTACGAGAAGACTTTTTAGATTCCTTAACCTTATCAAGGCGAGCATGCAAACGGGAAAGTCCATCATCTAATTGAGCACGAATTTTTTCAACCTGATTTGCATCTAGCTCAGAATCTAAATCTGATCTCATAACCTTAGAAATTTCGCTATCTAATTTTTCCATATATGAAACGGCTCTTTCGAGGCCAGCAGAATCATATCCCGAGTGCTTTGGTACAGAGTCTAATCTTTCTTTAATGCAAGCAACAAATCCCTTAGGGCCATCTTTTAATAAGTTCCACTTATTATCTTTGCCGCCTTTGCCTTTCTTAGCGTCATTGTCGTCATCAGCCTCGCTAACTTGGATAGAGTCATCAAGAACTTCAATTTCCGGATCTTTTGTGCCAGGAGGGGCGCCCGGAAGTTCATCAACAACAATCTCTACGTCAACCGGCTCTGTTACCTCAATTGGACTTAGGCTAATAAGCTCTTCCTTACCTTCATGGTGATGGTGAGGTTGAATAGCCGATACCATATTCGTATCACGAGTCGGTAACTGAGAAGCCGGGGAGACGGGATCTATGACAAATAGCTGTTGTGCATTAGATTGTAAAGTCATTTAGGTACCTCAGGAATGCTTTCTTTATATGATAATATGCGGTTGTATGCAATGATAATCGTTGGTTTTTAGATATTCCACTTATCTTCATAAATATCTGTACCGATATCAGAGGTACCAGTGTAAGGCTCCTCATTTTGTTCGGTTTCTTCCGCATCTAAGTCGGAATTAGGATCAATTCCGTCTGGTAAACCAAATAGATCGGTTTCGGATGACGACAAATACTTATTCAGTAGTTTTTCAAGAATATCATCATCTAACCCTCTGGCCGGCTTTCCATCTTCATCATAATCTCTACCGAAATTAAGAGCTTCATTAGAGCGGCCAGCCCAGTCATCTTCTGGTAAATAACTATGTTCTCCAGCAATTTGTGGCGTAGTCATAGAAATATTCAAATTTTCTGGGCCTAAAGGATCACCCTCTGAAGGAAATGAGTATCTATCTCCTCTTTCTCTTCTAATTTGATATTGCGCTTCTTCTGGATAAATCATTTGATCATAGTGATTTACCTGGTCATCTATTGGAAAATCAATAGCAGTTTTTACCAGTTTAGATAAAAGAGTTGCACGAGCCTTAATATTTGGATTTTTCTTTGTTTTGGAATTATCATCTAGAATCCATGAATCATCGGCTACGTAGCGACCCTTCATTCTTTGGCGCCTTGCTTCTAGAAATTCCTGGACGCTGTCATAATTTTGAAGACCATGATAGCCGGTGCCGGGACCTATGTGCTCCATGCCGGGAATTGTATACAAATCGTAGTTGTAATAAAGAGGCTCCTCGAATCGTGGCTGAATAAGCAGGGCCGGATCGGATTTGTATTTCTTTTCGCCAGGCGTTGGCTCATTTACGCCGCCCCCACCTTGGAAATAAGCTTTCTTATTTACTGACATTGGGTTTTCCTTTATTCTGTTTCATATAATATGGATATACCTTTTCAGTAATTGGAATATAGTTCCACAAATGCATTTTAGTAATAAGGTGAGACGCTTTATCAGCATCTCTGGTAAAAGCCTCATCTAATTTTTCTGTCATCGATTTCTCAGTAGAAATCTTGACGGTCTGTGGATTTTTACCAACAAACTCAATAATCTTTGGATCTAGATCAAAATCTAATTTGCTAGCCAAATAGATAGCCCTAACAACCCTATTTCTATTAGAAGTTAAAGTAATTTCCGGGGCTAAACATGTTCTAATTACTTTACTCTTAATATCGCTGAATCCTTGTCCAGTTGGATCTAAAATTTTGCGTAAGTCTGTTGTAAGTAATAAAGAATTGCAAGTAAAGTCTCTACTAAACATCTCTCGATGCATGTTAGTAGGGGTAATACCCTTCTTTTTAAGCGCGTTATCAACACCGGGCACAATAAAGTTCGATGAAAAATCTATTTTCAATTTACCAATGAAAATAGAACTGTGTCCATCATCCATTGTTTTTCTAGTAACATTATACTTCTTACGAAGATCCAAATAAAATTCTTGAGAAAGATAGTCAACCGTTTTATCGCCAGTAGTAATATCTATGTCGGCAACGTTTTCCAATTTGCCCATATACTTATCTCTAGGCGTACCTCCGCAAATATAGGGAACCGAGGACCCTATTTCTTCTTGTACTCTCTTCATGTCTTGCAGCAATTCACGGAGTTTCATTTACCTCCTTAGACTACTGGTGGTCTTGGTGCTGCTGGAGGTGGGGCGGCCGGAGCGGCTGGGGCTTCACCGCCACCTAGTTCTCCTAACTCAACTTCTGGAGTTTCTTTGCCTCCACCTTCTAACATGGCGGCCTCTTGTTCCTTCCTCATTTGCTTTCTCTTGGCCTCTTTATCTTGATCAGTTTGTAGTTTGTTCTTGATTCCAGCTACTTCTGGTCTTTCATTTGGTACGGCCGCTGTAGGCTTTTCTTGGCTAGCAATAGCTCCACGCAGCTTAGCAAGAATATCATCTACACGAGTAGAGATATAGTTGTTGGCTTCCAAAGATTTGTTCAAAGCTTCTGAAAGGGAAGGGAACATAGATGCAAGCCCAAGACTATCTAACATCATATCAACTACACTAAGTTGTCTTGGATGTTCTCTAGTCTTATAGAATTTAGAAATGCTCTCTAATTTTTCTACAACATCATTAATGGTAACATTCTTAAATGCACTATCAATCTGCGCATCGAAACTGGATTCGCCTGTGGCTGGAGCTTCTTTGTCTCCTGGGATATCATCCTCAGTAACCTCTAATGGTTCTTCTTCGGCTGGAGCTTTGGGTTCTTTTGGCTCCGCATCAGGAACAAAGGCTGGAGGATTTCTTTCTGGTGGTGGCGCATCCGTCATAGGAACATCTTCCAAAGCTGCGGGTGGCGGTCCAGGTGCAACTGGCGGAGCAACTTGAGCTTCAGTTACCATTAACATTTCTTCTGGATCATCTACCTCAAAAGAATCTTCGACTTCTAAATCATCATCAGACTTAGTAACGTCAGTCTTATTACCTTGGTTCATATTTTGAATGAACTCATTAATTCCCTTTGGTTGTGGCTCAGGGGCAGGAGCAGCAAGCGGTGGCTGATCTTTATTTTGATCTCCACCTACTGGTGTTTGTGCACTTGGAGTACCAGGAGCAGTGGCCGGCAAACCACTTGGGGTTCCACTTTGACCCGCACCAGATGGATCTGGTGGTGAAGGAGTGTCAGTTGGAGTAGCTCCATCTGGAGAGCCGCTAGCTGATTCACCAGACTGTCCAGGAGTTTGTGCCAAAGAGTATAAAACTTCAGCAGCTTTAGTAAAGCCGTCACGTTTAAGTACATTGCTCTGACGGATGATCATATCTTCATACAAACGTGTAGATACACTAAGCTTGTTAACAAGCTGCACTTTCTTTTTAAGCGTATAGATGGCTTCCATAAGTTGTTCAAGTTCATTGCCAGCAAACTGTTGTCCCTCTGGTGAACGTAGAAGCTTTTCAGCAGAATCTAAACGACCAATGATTTTTTGACGTTGTTTTTCAATAATGTTGCGCTTTTCTTCTTCACGCTCAGCATCTTCACGTGCATCGTTAACGGCTTGTGCATCTGACGCTGGTTCAGGTGCCGGAGGAGCATCTGGCTTTATGTGCAAGAAATAGCCTGGCTGTCCATTTTCATACCAGACTTGTGCAAACTTGTATTTCATATGTGCCCCTTCTTCGTGGAACTTTAGCCAGTTTAGGAAGTCAAAAATTTCCATCTTAGCCCAGCCGTGGGTAGCTCCCCTAATAGCCTCTTTATATGGTAATCCTGCTTTCTGCTTATAATGTATGTCTTTTACCGCATACATCCATTTATTCATATCATGTCTGCTGGGTGAGTATTGATATTGATCATAATTTGGATAAGCCTTCTTATCCGTAATAAATGAATAAAACTTTGGTTGAAACTTATCGTAGTTGATGCCGTGAAAATCAAAAAACTCCATCAGCTTCTTAAGCTTTTCTTCCTGCTCTGGAGTAAGCTGTAATTCTTCTTCAGAATATGGACGAATAACCTTTTCCAATTGTTTTTTGGAAGGCATATCGATAATTGGCTTTTTAGGAGATTTTGATTCTGGCATTATTGATTATTCAATTTCTTGTTAATAGTTTCATTCAGAAGTTTTGCCTCAGCTAGCTTTACGTCCGTGTTTAATGGTTGCTCTGGACTTGGCATCTTAAGCTTAGACATTTTCTCATTAAATGTTTCCATAAAGAGCATCGAGCTTTCTAGATCCAATTGAGACAAAACATCTCGGATTACATCATGAAATACCGAAATATGCTGATCAACCGCCTGCAAAGTCACGTTATGCTGAATAACCATATCTGCTGGGTTCTCAGTGAATTTATAGTATTTCTCTAGCAGCCCGCCGAGCAGTTCACCGTACTCAATCAACACGCGGTCTACCCTCGTATTAATATTGCGAGGATCCTCCTGTATTTCATCGAAAACTTGTCCTAAACGAGTTTCAATAGCAATACACAAATGAGCAACCATTTGGCGTACATCTATTTCTTTGCCGGCCAACTCCAACATTTTGTTTTTGTAAGTGGAGTTATTTTTAACCGCCAATTCAAGCTGTTCTTCAGTAGAAGTTGCAACAGCTTGCTTTGTCTTCATCATATCCTCTCGGATCATGGAGTAGACATCTAAATAATTATCTTTGAATGTTTTAATAGACTTTTCAGCCACGACAAATTTAGCTTCACTGACGTTAGTGTATTTAGCAGCAAGCCAGTCGTGAATATCTTTTGGTGGATAGTCTAATACTAATTTTGCAATAATTTCATCTTTATCTGGGTGTTCCAGAATCTTTTTAAGCGCATTTTTGTTCATAAAGCCTCTGATTATTATATTATTTTATAACCAGAAGAATCAATTACTTATTGTAACCTAGGCGCCCTTCACGAGTATCAAAGATGGCGTGGAATGGAATATCTAGTCCCTGAGTTTGTTGAGATACATCTCCACCTGGAACTTTAGAGCCATTATTCAAATCGAAACCGGTTTCAAAATTATAGGTTTTCTTATCTAATTCACACTGCCATGCATGCTCACCAACACGCGCAATTTGAGCGCCTGGATGATCTGGACAATAACGAGTGCTTAAAGGAGCCTCTAAAATACGATATTCTTTGGTAAAATTACTCTTCTCAATGGCGTCTTCTGATTTACCAATTTGGTTATATTTGTGTAAGTCTTTACGAGGATCTTCATACTTCTTTCTAATCTCATCAGCTCTAGCATCTACCAAATCTTTACGCTCAGCATAAGCATTGGGCGGAGCAGCAATAGTAAGAAGCAATTCATCTAGTACAGAAGCCATTCTCTTGAGTTGTGGGTCGCCAGACTCATCTAGTGCTTGGGCTAATGCAGCAGTTTCTTCTATTGACTCAGAGGTGATAAGAGAATCGGCAGGAGGCTCTAAAACATCTACCTCATCAGCGGCCTTTTTAAGTAAAGCGGCGGCTAGAACACAAGACTCTGCAACTACCTGCATGCACTTTTGATCAGCTTCAGCAAGCAGCATTGCCTCGTTGTTTGGGCTCTCTAGCCAAGAAGCCATAGCATTTAATAGTTCAGAGATTCTCATAGTTTAGCCTCTTATTCAGGTTCTTGTTCTTCCTCTTCAAAAAGAGAAACGGCCGGAGCAGATTTCTCGGGCATCTGTTCTAATGCCGAAAGATTAGTCTTTTTCGCGTCTAACCAACTTTTAATAGTTCTGGTTTCTGCCATAACTTCAGGCCCATCAGCCGGAATATGACCTCTATCAATTGCATTTACAAGAGTAGTAATCTTATCTTTAACTTCAGGATATGAAAGAGCCTGTGACATTACATCGATATTATCTAGCCCATAAAATTGAGCCGCAGGAGTTCTCATAAACATAAGCAATTTTTCCTTGCTTAGTTCTTTTCTTTGAGGAGCAACTCTTGTACCTTCCAGCTCCGCTGGGGTGCCTAAAGGTAAAGTTGTTTTCAATTTTTTAGCTTCTCTTTCAAGAATAGAAGAGAGTCTGGATACTACCATCTCAAATTTTTGTTTGAGATGCTCTCTATAATTTCTCTCAGATTCCTTTGTCACTCTAACGGCATTGTGAATAAAAGACCTGACAGGAAACGTTTTGTCATTCTTCATTTCATTGATCATGCCCAACATATTATTGACTTTGACAAATAACTGAGTGTTACTATGCTTATCAATGTGGCCGATCAAATTCTCGAACATAGAAATAAGTGTTTTACTAAACGTTTCACCGGCATCGGCTAACATCTGTAAAATTGGATCTTTAGCGGATTCACTACTTACGTAGTTTCTATACGCACCAATAAGGGCCCTTTTGACTTCATCAATTGTTTGAGCAGAAGGGGCACCTTCAGACCGCAGCTCGTATTTGTGCTCTAAAAGGTCTGCTAGCCTGAATATTCTCATAGCTCACCCAAAAATCTTAGCGTTAAGGAATGAGGCTCCCTCGTAGGTTTCATCCATACCTTGACGGTACAATGGGCGGCAGTATCCTTGCTTATCTTGGTATACCTTATTAACTGGTAGACCGGTGTGTGAACAGATTGGGTATTCGCTGTTAGCACTCTTAATCATCTTAGAGCACTTTGTCTCAGCCGTTTTGACACCAGCTAGTCCGCTCATATACAACTGGAATGCGAGGGTGTAAGCCTTCTTGTCTCCAGAGTTTGCTAGTACGTTGAGAGCATCTTCTGCCTTAGCATAGTTCTCTTCTGCAAGCGCTTCACGTAGATTGTTTACAATCTCGCTTGGCTTGAGAGAGGCCATGTTAGAAGCAACAGCAGCGACCTTAGAATCGGTCTTATTTTCAGAAACTAATCCATTGATGCCGGCTCTATCAAAAGACGAGATAGATCCCTTACATAGCATAACAGTTGGTTTCTGAATCTTATCACCAGCAACTTTGACTGGAACAGTAAATGCCACTTTGCCAGTATCAAGAGAGACTCCATAGAAAATGGTATCTTCATCATTGCCTGTTATAACAATTTGGTGTTTGTTAAATCCAAAAGACTGCAACTCACGAGAAATGTGGTTTCTAGCAGTCGTAACTCTTTCGGCTCCAAACCTCCAGGAAGCCAGTCCCTGAGGGGTTGTGAATTTCTGTTCGAAAGAGAAAAATTCATCAGACTTAGGAAGCTCAACATCCTTCTTAGGAGAGGCTTCAACCTTCAATCCAACTACTTGATCCTGGAAAAATTCGGACATACCTTGACGTTTGGCATTAAGGCGAGTAACTGCCAATTCAGCGGCAGTAACTTCACGCTTATCACTGGCGGCACTAGTTAATGCAGTTAGAATATCAGTGGCCCCAACCTTAGTTTTGGTGCCAGCTTGTT